GCCTGTGTTTTCTTGCCAGGTCATGCTGTATTCAATTGCTCGAGCCAGGGCATCATCCACTGCTTCCGTCTGCAGGTAGTACAACAAATATTCTGTATAGACCTTGTCACTGCACCAGTAGTCAATCTTTTTTTGTGCTTTTAGCAGCCACAGCATGAACTGAGCCGGATTGATTGTGTGGGTATCCACACAGTAGCGCCCAAACTTTACAAAGGCCCGGTAGTAAGCTGATTCAGCAAAGTCTTCATAGGTCTTGTTACGAGACGATCCTTGCATGGTTTCATAAAATCGCAAATAGGCCTGAAACCCCAATCTCACCCCGGGTTCGTCTTTTTGTAATGCACGGCGTTTAGGCTCGCACACATGCACCGCTATCGAAGTCTCTTTTACAAAAGTTTTCTTGCAGTAAACGCAGGCAAATGTCATGCTAGTATTTTAGCATCTTTGATGTACTGTGTCAAATGAGTATTGATCATCAAATGATGTCCAGGCAAGGGATGAGTCATGTCTGGGGGCACGTATTGATTGCCCTCGGGATAGATTGTGGCAGCAACCTTGTGTCCGTGTTGCCATGCAATTGATCTCCAAGCAAACCCGTCTTTGATGCCCAGATTGTTTTTAAAATGTTCAAAACGAGAATCTTCAAGAAATTCTTGATAAATGTTGTCTGCTTGTTGATACATCAGCACACGATGTCCCCGAGCATTCAAACTGGCCTGCAAACTCAGCATGCGGTACATTAGATCCTCCAATCGATCAGCAATACTAAAAAGTTCGCTTTTGAGTTTGAGTTCTATCCATTGAGCAGTGTCCGAATCAGACCAGTGTGGCACCCATTGCGATCGAAATTGTTGATTTTGAGGATTGGTCCAGGCACCTTCAAATTCACGATTGGGATCCTGACCCAAGATAGGTATTTCAAGCCTGCTGAGAAATGTCATGCCCAGTAAATAAAATGTAGGCACTGTGGCCTGATAACTGTGTTTGAGAGTGCTACGTAAGATACGAGAGTTTGCACTGCCGCCAATGGCCAGGCTAGAACAATTGGCAATACCAAGTTGTTGTGCTAGATCCGCATGGCCGTTGCCCACAGTATACATTTCCATGTAGCTGCATCCGTTGACCACTAACTGTTGAATCATTTTTTATCAAGGCCAGCACTTTTGTGGTAAGCGTCAATTTCTTTTTGTGTAACGATCTGCATCATTACGTCGATTTCGTCGTCTTTGTAGTGCGGAAACATTGCGGCCAGTGCCTTGCGTTTGGTGCTGGCACCGGCTTCTTTCTTTTTGGGCGCAATCCAGTTGTGCCGAGGTGTGCCCATACCTGGGCTAACAGCAGTGGAACACAACCATTGCAGTTTGGGATGGCGGCTCAGAGTAAAAAAGTGTTTGTTCAAATAGTGATTGCAGCTTTGCACATAGTATTCTTGCAGCTCTTGGGATCCTTCAACACAACTGCTCCACCGCAGCATGAGAAATGTGCTGAACTTCTTGCGTTCTTCTGCATCCAGGCTGTCGTAGAAGCCGCGATTCTTGAGATCTAATTGTCGCATCTCATTGCCAATGTGTAACTTGTCACTCATGTTGTTTTACTCAAATTGTAAATCATTATAGCACGTTCTAATGCATCTTGTAAAGTGGGATTGGTCTTTGCTGCTCGATGAATATCGCCCCAGAGTTTACTATCCATTAATGAGTCATGCAAGGGTCTGCCATCGCTGGTGCGATAATCATAGCCCATTACTTCACGTGTGCTGGGGTCTGCGCCCGACTCTCTTCTGAACACAGTATCGCCATTGCGTTCGTAAATGTAAGTGGCACCTGGTTTGAGTTGTCCCATGTTACCAGGCCTTGTTGTAGTCCACAATCTCGCAGTTGCGGCTGACGTCTTTCACAAAGTAAACACAGTCGGGCTCGGCGTCATTGTTCAAAGGCACTGCCAGCATTTGGCCATTTTTTAGTTTGGGTGCATACCAGTTCACTTCATGGTAAACATCCAGGATTTCAATGTCCGGGAAACTGGGTCTATAGCTGGTGAGTGGATTGAATTGAAACACCTTGAATCCACGATCGTTGATGCTGGTCAAGGGTAGTACTTCTAGATCACCCACGTCAGGTTCACCTATTAAGATTTGCCAGTCCATGGGCATCTTGATTGTGGCTGTGCCAATTCGCAACACCAAGGCAGGAGCGTTAAAGCTCTCCAAAAAGATTAGTGGAATAAAATGATAATCAGGATCCTGGGGATTTGAATTGTCCAGGATAGCAAATCTCATATCATCTACTTCTTCGGGCAAATGATCAAGATCATAATAAGTGTTGTCTAGTGTTAATATTCGCATAGTAGTATTATAATTTATATTCAAACAAAAGTCAAGCCTAGGAGCTCAATCTCCAGTTGCGTATTGCAGGATCATACCGAAAAACAATGTCGTTGCCTGTGCGAAATGGGTCACGTATATTTTTAGCAACATTGCCAAACCAGCATTTGTCGTTGTGCAGCACAATATCTTGATAAAACATTTCCCATTTCAACACCACCATTGGCATTCCCCGGGGCACCTGGCTGTTGGGTATCACAATTTCAATGTTGTTTTCGTTGTTGTACCGATTAAAATCCACAGTGATTGGAGTGGTTTCACCAATTTTGTTCAGTTTCAGATCTGTAAAACGATCAAGCATAGGGAATAATCGATTGAGTTGGTTGGCCTTGAACACCGTTTCTTGTAAATTATATTGCTGTTGAAAGTCTGAGTTGACTGCTTTGACAAATTCTGAATCTATATCAATCCCTGGGTCAAACTCGTATGATTCATTGTGCGTTAGGTCCAGCACAAACACCGCATGATCAACATAAACTTCGGCCCAGATTCTAACTCCAGCAGGTATAAATTGGCCGCCACGATGTGTCACATGATTACTGAGTCGAGCCATATCCTCGCCAAATATTTGTGTGTTGATTGTTTCACTGACATAAACATCAGCTTGGATATCACTGTCTAAGAAATCAACACAGTGTGTTTCTATTCTGTTTCCAAGCCCTAGATTTTTTATAGTCTGATTCAGATATGCAAATCTACCCGGATCTCGTTCCACAGCAATCACATGTGACGCACCTGCTTCCAGCGCCAGTACACTAAGAAATCCAGTGCCAGCACCAATGTCACAGACCACCCGGCCGTCGGCTGCACGATTCAATGCTTGTTTGTAAAATTGATTTCGGGCAGCGTCGTTTAGCATGGGCATGAACACTCCGTCGTCTACTAGAAAATCCGTGCTCATTATGCAATCTTCATCCAGTCCAGTTTCTCTGCTGTGAACGGATAGTTGGCTTCCTTGTAGAACTGTTTGCGCTTGGTCAAGTGACGCTTGGCAAATTTGCATGTGCTGGTTATGTCCCAGATCTGCACATGATCTTTGTCTTCGGCTTTTCTAATGCCACGACCAATTGACTGGATAACTCTAACAAATGATTTGCCTGGTTCAATCAGCACAAGATTAAAGATTCTTGGTATGTTGATACCCACAGCAGCCACACCATACGTGGCCACAATGATCTTGTCTACAGAGTCTGCTACCATGTCATATTCATCTTGACGTGTTTTGGACTTGGTTGCGCCTGACACAAATACTGCTTTGTCTCCCAGTCTTGACACCAGCTCAGTGCCTGCTGCCACACGATCTACCAAGACCAAGGTGTTGCCTGTTTCGTTTATCTGCAAGATCAATCCGGCCATGGTGTCTAATCTACCCGACTCTTCCAGCAGGTATTTTAGTTCACTTTGATAGTTGCTGTATTCCACATGGTCTATCAGTTGCACAATGTTCACGTGGCACTGTGCCAGCACTCCACGATCTTGTAGTTCGCTGGCACTGAGCTTGCTGATAACAGGGCCCAGGCTTACCAGCAGACTTTGGCTTTCAAACTTTTCCTTAGGCACAGTTCCCGTCAGTCCCCATCGAATTGGTACTCTAGCCATGACCCCTGTAAGCAAGGTCTTTAAGGCATCTGCTTTGGCCATGTGGACTTCGTCCACAATCACACAGACCACACCTTCAATAAAGTCCTGAATGTCCACCTCAGCTTCACCTGACTTGGTCTTCTTCATCATGTTGTTTAGACTTTGCCATGTGCATATGGTGTGTGTTCGGTCATAGTCTTTTTGATCACCAAAGTACACACCCACATCCAGGCCTAGATTGACATAGTCTTTTTCTGTTTGTGTTACCAAGCTCTTGTTGGGCACAATAATGATACTGCGA